TTTTTACTTGTTTAACTTCCTTAGCTTCTTTTTCAGTAAGCCAATTAAATAAGATTTGCATTTGAGATTTTACACAACTATTGCAAGCCCAACTCACTTTCATGTCTGGATGTAATTCTTTTAATATTGGTTCTAAGTTGTTTCTTAAAAAGGATATGTCTATAGAGCCTGGAAAGGCACTTGTTTTGTTATATAGTTTGATGGTTTGTTCTATTGTCATAATAAACGTCTTTCAATTATACGTAAAATTAACGGTGTTATTAATATTATTGGGTTTGAAGTTATTAAAAAATAAATTAAGGATAACCAAAACGTAAGGCAAAAGCTACAGTTAAAAGGCTTGTAGTCCCATTTATCAATCAAAGGTCTAGCATAGTCTACCCACGTTGTGGATATGGTAATTATTACTAATAAACTAACTATAGAATTCATTTAATGTCCATTTTTGTTTTATCTTATTTGCTAATTCTTTGAACTTATATTGTATTGTATTACGGTGGATGTCGCTTTTTTCAGCTAAACAGTTTCTATTACCACTACAAATCAATAACTGTTCCATCATAATACGGTCTAATCCTTGTAAAGAGTTAATTAAGTCTTTTAACACTTGGTCTTTAAAACAACTATTAGAGTATGTTTCTATGTCCTCTATACTACTAAATTGACTTGGTAAATAGTATTTCGTTCTGTATTGTCCACGCTCGCTAATTATTTGGTAGAGGCAAAGTTTATAAACATATTTTTTAATAGAGTTTTCTTTGTCTAATTGAATGATGAAATCTTCACCCTTGTTAAGTAATATAATGAAAATGTCTTGTTTAAAGTCCTCTAACTCTACTACATTGTATTCTCTACCAATCCAAAATATAAAGTTTTCTATTTTCTTAATTAACTTTCTGTCCATTAATATTCTTTTGTCACGTTGTACATTTCAGACTTGAGAAAACTTATGTTGGTCCTCATAGCGTCTATAACTCTATATCCAGACTCTAACAATCTTCTAAGCTTATACATTTCAGGGACTTCTACATTAGCCTCATTAGTAGCTCTAGCTACAGAAAATCCCTCTTTTACTCTATCATGTATAACCTTTTCATAGTTTTGATGTGCTTCTGTTCTAATAGTTTCTATATAATATAGATAGGCTGTCAATTCTTTTAGTTGTTTATTTAAGCTGTTACCGTCAAATACGTCAGTTTGTTTATATTCTTTGATTATTTCAGCTATCTTTTTTAGTGTTGATTTCATCTTGTAGTTGTTGTATGGTTAATAATAAATTCATAAAGTCCTCAAATTCTAAACAGGCATAGTCATTCTCAAAGTTCTTAGTAAACACTACAACAGGAGTTTTTCCCATAGGTCTGTCACTTCTAGCCTGTTCTAAGGCTTTCCAGATGTTTAACTTTTCTTGGTTCTTACATTCCCAGTGATAGTCAAATAAAATAGAGTCTGGATTAATGTCTATAATGTCTCCTTTAATACTCATTCCACCACTCATAGGAGTTCGTCTTACATTAGTATTAAACTTTTTATTTAGTTGTTTGGCCACGTCTCTTTCAAAACGCTTGCCCTTTTGGTTAGCATTTAAAGTCATAATATTTCAAAATGTTTTCTAATTATTTTTCCTAACTCAGCGTCATTAGGATAAATCCTACATAATAAATTAATATTACGCTCAACAAGACTATAAGGCTGGTTATAATCTGAGTCCTTTGTCTGTCTGTATTCATTTAAAGTCCTTTTTTTCATTTGTCTTTATAAAAACCCTCAATAATTATAGTAAATAAACAACCTACTATAAATGTTAACATATGTGACGCTAATATAATAAAATAAATTTTAAACATTTTTAGTAGATTTTAATTCAGCTTGTTTTAAATTATGTTTATAGGTAGAAAAATCTGTTTTTAATATAGCATTTTCTTTGTAAGCTACAGCGTTTTCATATTTAAGTTTTGATATGTCTCTATAGTTTTGTCTTATTTCGTGTTGTAAATCATGAATTAAGTCTAATATATCTACTAAGGTTTCTAAACCCTCTTTTTTTAGTTTATTATTAGTCTTTTCAATATCTGCACTAGCTTTAATAATCATTATATCTAGCTTGTTTTTTCTTAACATTACGTCTAGTTCATCCATTTTGTATGTGTTTTAGTGGGTTATTTCCTCCGATTGTATAATATCCATTATAAAAATTAAATCTTAAAGGTTCGTCTAGTGTTGTTAACTCTCCTCCAGTCATAATATTTTTAACTTTTTGAACATGTAGTTCTGTCATTGTTTTAAATTCTGGGTGGTTGCCCATTCTGTGAATAGCATAAACATCGTCTGCTCGATTTATGAACCCCATACCTCCCTCAATATCACTAGATTTTGGAGGCTGGACGAATCCCTCTAAAGGGTGTCCAGGCTTATAAACTCTTCTAGCTGCTTCACTTATTGGGTGTGTATTAATATAAATAGTCTTTCCAGTCTTATTACAAAATTCTCTTACATTATTACAGAATAAATAGTTTCTATCAAACTGTCCTAATTTACCACCTCTTTCTATATTTAAACCAGTGTAAGGGTCTATTAAGCATCCATCTACATTCTCTTTAGCAAATATATTTAAAAGGTCTGCCGCAGTGTATAACTTTCTATTGTCTACAAATTTAAAGTAAGTGTCAATAATTTCTATTTGTTTTTTAATTTCAGATTTAGAAAGGTCTTCAACTTTTTGTCCTGTTAGCATTTGAATCATACTAATTTTTAATAGTTCTGGAGAGTTCTCACCACTCCAAACACACCACTTTAATTGATTGTTTATAGAGTGACAAAGTAAATACCAAATAAAAAAGTATGTTTTACCTACATTTGGAAAGCCAGAGACGACTACCATTTGTCCAGGTTTAAATCTTACAAATTTGTCAGTAATAGAACAGCCTATTCCTATTCCTTTTTTAATTTCTCCGTTCTTGTATTTAATAGCGTAGTCTAAGCCGTAGCCTTTCTCAAGTATTGCCATTTATAGTGCTTAAAAATTTGTTTAAAGAGTCTGTATTTTTGTGTATTGGGTCGCTAAAAGTATTTTTTTTCTTAGACTTTTTAGCTGCTACAACTCTTTTTAAATATTGTTCTTTTCGTTCTTTGTATTGTGTATCTAAAAATTTTATTATAATTTGGTTGTCCTTTTTTTCAATCATGCCTTCATCTATAAGAATATCTAAAGACTCTTGACTAATTCGTCTAGCCATTTTAGTATAAGTCATTTTACAATCTTTATTCCAGTAGTGAAACCAAGCGTCTATAAAAGAACCTTTATCCTCTTTAGATAAATACATTATGTCACCCCCTAGCCACTGACTAGGATAGGCTTTAAAAAATGGTAGTTCTTTGCTCATTGTTTGTGTTAAATTGTAGTTTGTTGCATTTAAAATGTTTTCCTAAGTTGTTTAGTTGGTCAACTAAATTAATGTTTTTATTATGCCATTTACTATTATAATAAATTTTAGTTACTATACAACTATCTAAAGGTATTGCTTCATTTTCTACATTAAAGTCATGTTCTACTTTTAAAACTACTGACTTTTTTGTGTGCCATGAATTACAAATTCTTTCTAAAACCAACCTTTGTCCTGTTGGTATTTCAGCATTTTTATATTTTAATTCTATAATTATTAAAACATCATTGTCAAACTCTAAAACAGCGTCTATGTCTGTTGGATGTATTAAGCCATTTTGTATTCCTGTAAAGTCTACAACTTGTTTAATTTGTTTATAGTTATTAATTAAAGTCAAAATATGCTTTGTTTTTATCTTTGTATTTGTAATATGCTCTAATCTCATTTAAACATAATGACTCCCAAGTATAAAGCTGGTCGAAATTATAAGAGGGAGCTTTTATTACTCCCTCATTTCTTTTAACTTTTTCTTGAACATAGTCAATATACTTAAAGTTTTTTCTTTGAATTTTATAAGCTTGTAATAAACTTATGTATTCGACACCATACATTTTAGCTATCTGTGGAAATGTCATTCCCTGAATTAACATATCTTGTATATCTGACGAAGTCAAACCCAATACCTCTAAGACTTTCGACTCTTTCATGAAACCTAAAAAGGTAAGTCATCAGAACTCTCAGAAACTTTAGCTACTGGAGCTGCTTCTTTTTGTTCGTCTGGGTTATAAGTGTTAACACTCAAAGAAACATCTTTTCCAAATTGGTCAGCCTGGTCCTTTAGGTTTACATTTAGTTTAAGGTACTTGTTTCCTTTATAATCAAAAACATGTTCTTTTACTTTGTCAATATGAACAGTAACAGTCATCCAATTATCATTCATTTTTTTACCACCACCGCAGTATATTATTGGTTTTTTTTCCATTGTTTATTTATTTATTGTTTATTATTTTTATACTAACCAAGTTTCAGAAGTTGACTTTTTACTTTCTTTCCTTAGTCTTTCAATTAATTTTATTAGTTTGTTTTTTTGGGTTTTACTTAAACAATTTAATTTAATTATTTCTTCTGTATTAATTCCATAAAATTGGAACTCTTTTAAAAATTGAGCAAAACATCCATCACAATAAATGTCTTTTTGTTTTAATAAAACCTCGTGACAATATTGCCATTTATATACAGGCATTACTTTTAAAAAATCATATCTAATTTTAGTTTTTGATGTCCAAAATACATTGTCACAAAACTCAGTTACTCTCTCTATATAATCAGTGTTTTTATATTTCATAATTAAAAGTTTAAGTCTATCCAAAGACTTTTTAAATATGACCTACACTCTTCAACTCTATTGTAGATATTATTTATATCCTCCTCATTTCTATAGATTTCAAATACTTTAATCCTGTATTTAGACTCTATATTAGAATATTTATATTTACTAGCAAACTCTACTAAATCAGTGCTTTCGTCTCCAAAGTATTCTCTTTGAATTAAATCCTCTGGAGTGTCCATTAGTGTATAGATTAATTTATACCTGTCAATCCCAGTTAATGCCATGTAGCCTTGAGCTTGGTAGTAATAGTCTTTATTAGGTACACTATTAAAGTATAACGGAAAGCTAAAACAATCCCAACTATTTTTTACATCTATTATATGGTCATCTAAAATAGCGTCTGGAGTACCTGTTAAAAAACCGTTTTCAAAAGACTCTTCATTCTTTACTAAACTATTATAGTCTAATTCTTTAGCTATAAAGTTTAAAGAGTCTACTTCTACAGCATTTCCTTTGTCTATGTACTTACTAAATATTTCTTTTTTACGGTTATATATTTGCTCTTTACTCCATTCCTCTAAATAAGTTTTAGTTGTTTTAGATAGTGTTTCCGTTTTACTTCTAGCGTTGGTCATAATCTTACCAATAGCCGAACATCTTATTTTAAACTCTTTCATGTTATTGGTTTTTTATTGCATTAGCTACCTCATCCGCACTAGCTACGTTAGCGTCTACTCCTATACCAAAGTTAGCTAAACATCTACCCCAGCTACTAGTCTCGCAGTTTTCTATAAATGAAGTCTTATTTATAAATGTAGAGTTCTGCTTTTCGTGAGCGTGTCCTGACGCTACTACTATTCCAGCGTCATTGTTTATACTTGTTTTAATTATAACCCCATTGTCATTAATATGAGTTATTTCTGAGGTCATTGTATATCCTGTAAAATGTTCTCTAAAATATTTAATTCTTTCATTTACTGTGACGTAGGCTTTACCCTTTATGTCAACTGTTTTTAATTGTTTCATTGTTGTAATTTTTAATTTTGGTTAATATAATAATTATTTGTTTAATCCTTTTTGGATTGTAGTTAATAGCTAACTCTTTAAGTTCTAAAGAAATTTTAACGACTTGAGTAATCATTTGACTAAATCTATTTCTATGAATTTCTAAGTCATTGTCACTAAGTTTTAATGTTTTGAGAATATCTCTATTCCATTTAGCCTGTGTTAAAACCCCTAGTAGTCTATCACTTAAAAAGTTATGTCTTTCGGTGGCTTGCCAGTACTCCCATTCTTGACGTCGCCTATAATAAAACTCATATTTGTCCATTATTGTACTTTTCCATGAGCTTTAATATTACCTCTGAGTATGACTTATGTCCGTTCTCTTTGCATTTGTTTTGGAACTTAATTAGAGTCTCTAGCTTTTCAGCTGGTACATAGAAAGTTCTAGTATTGTATTTAATATTTGTCATTTTAGTTATTTTAATTTACGCTAATATATAACTATAATTATAACTATAACTATAAATTAAGAAAACTTTATTAACAAAGGATTGTTAAAATAGATGAGTTATTCTAGCGGTTTGACCCTCACTAAATAAAAAAGCCTCTATAGCTTTATTATTAGAACTTTGATAACCTGAGGTTGCGTGCCATGTGTCTGCTTCACTGCAAGACATAAGAGACTCGACCCAGAGTCCTGGAAATTGTTTACTTACTTTATGATGTATGTGCTGGGTGAACATATACCTATATTTAGTACTAGACCAGTCAGGACATTCGTCAGCTACTATCATTGGTAACGTGTCAGCTTTAATTTTATGACCATGACACGAAGAAATTAAGTTGTTTTTGTATTTGTAGTATTTACGCATTTGCAAACTTACATCAAAAGTAACGTCTTTATTATGTCTAAACCATGCAGCTAATAACTCAGCAACCATCCAACCCACAGTATTGTCATGATTGCCAGGTGTAAACATTACATGAACCTTAGAAACCTGTAAAAGCATTTCTATTATTTCAACCATCAACCTTTTAGCTATTAAAAAATGGTCGCTTAGTAAACCGTCACTATCCTGTCTAGTCCCACCAGTTGTAGTCATGTTAAAATTATCAACGTGCAATAAGTCACCAGAAAGCAATAAAATAGTTTTATCTATGTTAAACCCTTGAGACTTTGCTAGACATCCTCTAACGCCTTCTAACGCCCTGCTAACTGCAATTTGATTGTTATACTCTTCACCACTTACAAAGGACCTACAAAGCTTTCCTATGTGTAAATCACTAGGACACATAAACAGCAAATGTCCGTCAGTATATTTCTTATAATTTAGTTTAGGGTATTTAGGGGAATATTGTTTAGCCTCTTCTATAACTTCTTTAGCTAATTTCTTAAAGTCTTTGTCTTGGGGTTTTGGTTGTTTGAAATATAAACTAGCGTTTTTGTTTTTAATCCATCCAGAATGTATAGTTTCAACATCTAAACCCTCTTTTTCTGCCTCTTCTTTGACTCTTCTATATTGATATAATATGTCTGCTTCGTCAGGCTTTAGTCTGTATTTTGGATTTCCTTCAGTCTTAGCCCTTTTTTTCCAGTGTTTCAAAATTAATTAGTGTTGGTTTTTGTAAATATAATAAAAATATTTTATTTACTTTTTTGAGCTTGTTCCATAGTAAAAAGCAAATATGTTTCCAATTACTACTCCCTCAACCATTCCCATTAAATGAATAAAAAGTTCATTGTCTAAAACTGCTGGAATATATACAACTGAATAAACAATAAAAACAAAACAAGTCAAACCAATAATCCCTGTAATGTTCATCATAAAATCATTACCACCAGCTTTAGTAATTTCAACCTCACGCTTTCTAGCCGAGTCTCTGTCTGCTACCTCTAGTTCATATAACTCAACTAATCTATTATGGATTTCTTTTTTTTCTTCTACACTTAAATCAGGTTCTTTAGAAATAATGTTTTTAACTATTCCTAGTGTTCCCTGTTCTGGTAAAAAGTCACCTACTAAATCTAAGACATGTGGAACTTTTTCTTTTAGAAATTTACCTATTTTAGTGTCTTTGATTTTTTTCACCTATAAACCTTTATACTCATTAGTAGCGTCAAATGATGGACAAGCTTTATTAGCGAACTCATTATGTGAATGAATAGAAGCGTCTGGAAACATAGCTTTTAATGTTTTAAGAACGTGTAACAAACTTTCTTTTTGTTGTTCTGTTCTAGTGTCTTTAGGTGTCTTACCGTCAGTTTCTACCCCTCCGCAATAACAGAGTCCTATACTGCTTTTATTTTCCCCAAGTGTATGAGCGCCAGATTTGTCTATGTTTCTACCTTTCCAAATTTTACCATTTATATCAATATAAAAGTGATAACCTATGTCTGACCAGCCACGACCTTCAACGTGCCATTTTCTAATAGTGTCTACTGTTATGTCCTGTCCCTCTCTAGTAGCAGAACAATGAACTATAATTTTATCAATCTTTCTCATCTTTTCTTTTATTTACTTTTTTCTTAGCACTACTAATCAAGCGCGCCTCCATCTTAACAACCTTAACTCTTAACTGAATATTTTCTTCAATTAATAATTCTATTTTAGTTTCTAATTGTTGTATTTTATTACTAAGAATTGAGACCTGTTGAGCGTATAAACTGTCTTCTCTTTCGTCTTTCTGAGCTGTTACATCAATTTTCTTTTTCCATATACTCCAAACCTCTTTTAATCCTATTGCGGATATTAAAGCAGTTACGGCCATCAATATACTGTGGTCATCCATCTTTATACTTTTTAAACAATTCATTATTCTGGCATTGGTTTACTCCAATCGCTGCCAGCTAAAATTACTAAAATTTCTTGGTGAGTGTATACTCCTAAAGGTGTTAATGTTCCATCAGTTAT